CAGCAAACAAAAAATATCAAAAACAAATGATTTCTGACGAAACCAAGTTTGGAAATGATATGAGTAAGGCCACCCGAGCTGCAAGTGTTAAGCAACAAGATATTTTAAATGATTTAAAGAATAAAAAAAGCAAGATTTCTAAGGAAGAAATGCACGAAGCTATTTCAAATTCGAATAATCAAAAAAATACCCAAATTAAGGATGCAAATGAGACTTATAAAAGCGTTGTTAAGAGTGCTTCAAAGAAGCGCGATGAAACAATTAAAGCTGCTGATAAGGAATATTATGAAAATGGTACTATTTCTAAAAAGCAGCATGATGAACTAGTCAAGCAGGCTGATGGAACGTATAACGAGACAGTTAATAGTGCCAAGAAGCAGAAGAAAGAGACAGTTGATCAAGCAACTGAACAGCATCAGAAGATTGTAGACCAAGCAATAAAACAGGCTGGCGAACATAAGGGAGCCGTTGATGAAGAAACTGGAAACGTCCTTACTTTATGGAACAAATTTAGTGCTGGATTGTCAAATATTTGGAATGGAATTGCTAGTGGGTTAAATGGAATCTTGAAAGCTATTGGTGGTAAATCATGGGCAAAAATTCCAGAATGGCATCCAGACAATGCAGCATCAGTTGAAAATGCAGGAAAGAAGCACGCTCGAGGGCATCAAGGTTTGCCTACGGATGAAATAGCCCTTGTTGGTGAGGAAGGTTTTGAATTAGCACATAATCCTCAACAAGGTTTCTTTGCGCTGGGCGCTAATGGACCAGAAATGCGAGCACTTTCGGCTGGGACTTCAATTTTACCCCATGATCGCTCTAAACAATTCTTGGCGATGACAGCAGGCCTACCAGCTCATAAAGATGGAGTAGAAGGCTTTATTTCTGATGCGTTTGACAAAGTTAAAGAATTTGCAAGTGATACAGCAGGAGTCTTAACAGACGGACCTGGAAAATTAGTTGATAAAGTTTCTGATAAATTGGGCTTCAAATCTTTTATTGATAGTTTTAATGATGCTGGAACAGCGTTTAAAGATACTGGATTAGGTGCTGGTGAATTAATAAAGAAGAACTTTGTTGATGCTTTTAGTGATTTGTTTAAGCAAAAGCAAGAAGCTGAAGTGTCTTCAAATGATATTGGTGCTGGTGGCGATTGGAAAGACCAAATTATTAAAGCTGCTAAAGAAGCTCACATTGATCTTGGTTCAGGCGACTTAGAGGCAATTATGGCTCGAATTAATAAAGAATCTGGTGGAAAGCAAAATATTAAGCAACAGATTGATGATATTAATTCGAGAAATGGTTATCCAGCACAAGGACTATTGCAATATATCCCACCTACGTTTAAATCATGGGCTGTTGCAGGGCATGGGAACATTCTAAGCGGATACGACCAACTAATGGCTATGTTTAATGATTCAAATTGGGCTAGTGATATTAGAATGCCTGGTGGTTGGGGGCCAACAGGTCATAAACGTTTGGAAAATGGTGGCCTGACAACCAGACATCAAATGGTTGAAATAAGTGAAAATAATCAACCTGAAATGACCATTCCAATTTCAGCAATGAAGTCCAGCCGTGGATATGAGCTGCTAGGCAAAACAATGGCAATGTTTGCTGCCAGAGATGGATTAACGGGTGATGAATCATCATCTAAGCATGGAGTATCTGAGTTGAGCGACAAATTCGATACTATGATTTCTTTGATGGCTAATATTGTTAGAAATACAAGTAACAATGGGTCGGTCTATCTTGATAGAAGCCAGTTGTCTCAAAGACAAGAATCAGATCGTAACCTAAGCTCACTACAACGGTTAGGAGGTGTTAATAATTACTAATTTTTATTTGAAAGAAATTAATAAGGACGAGATAGATATAACAACCAGATTACCGGGATTAATGTATCTCGATGGAACGTTCACTAATAACGTACAAAATGCATTTCAGGATAAAGTCGGGGTCGATAGCAGCGTTTTAACTTCTGTTGCTTTTGGGAGAGCAGTATTCACAGCAAATTTCTTTATTTCACTAAATTCTTATGAAGAGCAGACCTTGGCTAAGCACGAGATTAAAAATTTATTTGGGCAACGTAGTTTAATACGTATTCGCACAAGTGAGAGCCCATATAGATGCTATTATGTTCGGCCTGGAGTATTCACCCTGAGTTCAATAGCTCCTGGCAATAATGATATGCAATTTTCAATACCGTTTGATGTTCCAAGTGGGTTTGCTTATTCATTGAAGCGAAGCGATGAAATTACAGAGGATGAGATGGACTTTGGAATGAATGATGTGGTTGATTTAGGTTCCTTCAAAAGTACGGCTAACACATTTACTATCAACAACTTGAGTAGTATTGCTATTGATCCATATTTTCAAAAGCATGATTTGAATATTGCTATTAACAGTGATGGCCCAATTACTATCACTAACAAAACAAATAACACATCGTGGTCGTATAAAAGTGATATTGCCTTTAGTGATTCGCTATTAATTAGAGGAATCGTAACTTATCGAAATGGAGTTGTTGATACTATGAACACTGATTTTGGTTTTATCAAACTAGAAAAAGGATTGAATGAAATTTTGGTTACTGGCTCGAATAATCATTCAATTACATTTAGTTTTCCGTTTATATACCTATAAATGGCGATAAAAGTAGTAACAGTTAAGTCACGAGACGATGCCAGTGAAGTCCCCTTGACTTGTATTGTATGGAATAGTTTCCAATATGATGAACAAAGAAATTCTCAACGACAAATAACATTCATTGCCGAAAAAGATGGTAGCATAGGCTATGCAATGCTAATTAAAAACAACATTGTTAATTTTAATGGCCAAAACTATGTTATTTCTATACGAGATGCAAATTACTTGAATGGGTACTCAAGCGTTACGATTACTGCGCTTCACATATATACAGAAGCTAGACGCATTTATAAATACGAAGCAATCGATGGTACCAAGACATATTCGGTTAATGATGTTTTAGATTATTATTTTAAAGATAATAATCTTGGCTTTACGTATAAAGTAATTGGAGATTTTGAAGGAAAAGAAATCGAAAATTTAGGTGGTGATTCAGCGTTTGATGGGCTAGATAAAATTGTTTCAACTTGGTCTGATGCAATCATAACGCATGATAACAGAGAAATTACTGTAAATAGTCACGACAGTATCGTAAGAAATTTTGGAAATCAGTTAGCTTACAGACATAATATAGATAACTTAGTGCTTGAAGAAGATATGAGTACGGTCATTAATATGTATCGAGTAATTGGTGCAAAAGACGATAATGAGAAGTATTATTTTGAGCCTCATATTGTAAGAGATGATGAATCAATAGCAAAATATGGTGAATATAGTGGTGGTAATCTTGAAGATGAACGATTTAAGGATGCCAACGCAATGGACAATTACGCAAGAAAGCAAATGGTTTCGGATCCAACATTAGTTATTACCGGAGATATGACAGACGTTTCAGAGTTTGTGCCCAAAATAAATGAGTTACTGCATCTTTCAATTATAGAAGACTCTATTAGTACAGATATAGAGGTAGTTGGTATAACAGTATTTCCATTTGATAACGCTCAGCTACCTCAGATAACCTTAAATAGTTTGAAAAGGACAGTTAATGATTATTTAAATCAAATGATAAATATTAAAAGCAACAGTAATAAGATTACAAGTAATATATCTGGAGATATTCAAAAAACATTGAGTAATGGGATTATTTGGGATTGGAGAGGAAATGATGAGTAAATTACCTGGTCGGCCAGTAATTCAACCAACAATCGATAAGTTTGGAATTAATAAAGATTATGGGTTGTGGGCAATAGTTTCCAATAAATTACGTTCATTTGTAGATCCAGCTGGTATTCATTTAACACCAGTTGATTTTAGCGACTTATATTTACCAGCAATTATATTTGTTGATGAAAAAGGCACACAACATGAACTTAGTTTGAACTCAAAGAATCAGTTACTAATTGACGACAAAGCAATAATAGATTTGTCAGAACTTTATACTAAAGATCAGGTTGATGAGCTGCTGAAAAAAGCTACTGTCTTAACTTCTCCGAATGGTAGTAAATATCAAATAAGTATTAACGATAATGGAGAAATTATTACCACTAAGGAGGTGTAATGGTTGGATAAAAAATTGGTAAGCAATAATATTAATAACCTAATTAGCTTAGTCAATAACGTGATTCAAGATTTACAAGAAATGATGGTTATCGGAGAAATTCCTGAGTTTCAAAATATAATGTTAAACAATGAATATAATTTACAGGCCTATCAAGAAATTGATGAGGCCTTTAATTTTGCCATAAAAGTTATCAATACACTTGTTGAAATTTCTTGGGAATTAAAAGTTGAGAAATTGACTACTGGAGAATCAATAGAAAAGCTCAAGCCTTTTAGGCTAGATGACATCCAAGAAAAACAAGTTGAGGAACTTATGAGTGGTGAGCTTTCAGAATTCAAAAGCAAGTTTGATGAAGTTTATGAATTACTGATTACTTATGGATATGTAGAAGAAAGGAAGTAATATGCTAACAGCAAATACGGTAGGCAGGTTCGTCATTGTTAATACACTGTTAAATACAACAGATGTAACTTTGATTGACCAATTAAATGGCCGCCAAGGTGACAATGGACGGGAGATATTCTTTTGGTTGAAGAAAGGTGATTTGCCTTTTGATATTTCAAACAAAGACATCAAGATTACTGTTAAAGATGCGGGAGGTAAAGTTAAACAAATTTCCGGTATTAAAGATGTTATTAAGGCTGATGCCGGTCAGTTTTCAATGATTATTCCAAGTGAAATGTATCAAGCAGCTGGGGATATTCAAGAGGGTTATATCAGTGTGATTGATACTGATGGGACAGTCGTTTCAAGTATTCCGATTATGTTTAACGTTCTATCTAATAACATTATTATCACTTCAAATCCATCTAACGATTACATCGATACAATCGAGAAGGTAATTACTGAAGCAAAGGTTAAATTAGCAAATATTAGTGACACTTTAGAGATGCAACAAGCTGCATATGATGCTCTAAAAGTTTCCTTAACGGCGATTATTCAGCAAATCAATGATAAGCAAGTAGCTATTTTAAATGGTGACAATGATTTCAGTGGTGCTAATACGTTTGCTCAACCAATTAAAGCTGGTTTGGCAACTCGTTTAGCAACCTTTACTGATTTAGCGGATGTGGCTAAAGACACGTTCAAGTATGCTGGTAATTGGTCAATTAGCAACGTAGTTATTGGAAATTCGCCAGTTAGTGGGCAATATACTTTAGATGTAGAACCCGGTTATGATAGTCAATCAGGCCACTTAACAATTCATGATTTAGGTTCTAATACTGAGCTTTATGCAAGTGTTGATAAGGGAATAATCAAAGCCTGGAAACGAGTGTCAGGGGATTTAGTGGCAACACTTATTCCAGCTAAGGCAGACCTAAATGATTACACAGTACCGGGTATTTATGATAGTGGCGAAAATGCCACAACAATTCTAAACGGAATTACTAACCCTAGTACCGAAATCGGTCATGATTTTATTTTAACTGTTACAGCTGATGCTAAAGGAACAACGATTCAACAGGACTTAAAAACCTATACAGGTTGGGCATTCACTCGGACGATTTATCAAGGTCAAGCAACGGTTTGGACGGCGTATTCTGGAACAATGAACACTACGATTGAAGGCCCATTTAAGAGTGCAATTAACTTATTGCGAACCGGTAATTATGTAATTGCTCGGATTGTCAATGTCACTCAGGGCTTGGCCGGCGGGCAACAGTCAGATGAGATTGTGCCAACTGATTATATTCCTGTTTACGTTATTAATAAGGTTCCAAATATGACAGAAGCAATTATCCGTTCATATTATGAAGATCGAGTATTGACGGTACAAAGTAACGGAACAGTTAAGAATTGGGGTTCTGAGGAGTTTAAAGGGACGGGCTATGGAACGTGGCCAATAATTGGCTAGGAGGTCAAAAATGTTTTATTTATATGATAAAAGCACACAAAAATATACCGGCATGGCAGTTGCTAAACCAGCTGATAATTGTTTTACAGAGGTTGAACCTAGTGAAGCAAACATTCAAGATGTTTGGTATTTACGTATTTATCAACCTGAAACTAATACTTGGCGAGATTGGGACCCATTCGAGTATAAGAAGTGGTTAGAAAGTCAAAAGCCACAAGCGGATGACTTATTCAAAATGGATTTACTAGCTCAAATTGCGACCTTAACTGAAAAAGTGAATAAGCTAGTGGGAGGTACTCCAGATGTTTCAACAAATTAAAGAATGGTATGAGAAGAGTTGGATTACTGCTGATAAAGTTACCTTTTATCATAAGGCGGGCTTATTGACAGATGAGCAATATAAAGCAATCACCGGTATTGAATAGGAGGCTGATAATTGAGAAAAGTAGTGATGATGTCAGGCCATACTAACAAAGTAGCCGACACTGCTATGGCCTTTAGTTTCCGTTTAGTTTCCGACGGTGAAAACCAGAGTTTGACTGATAAAACAGTTACTGT